AGAACAGCGTACGACAAGTAGCGCAGAAGTAACAATCCGAGACGAGTCAGGGCGCGCAGAAGTGACAGGCGGAAAGTCTTGGCCCTGGTTTATCCTTACAACCTTCGGGAGCTTTCTAAAATGGCCTGGAATGACAGAATACGAGAGGCGGCCTACACTTCCCCGTCCGGCGATAGGATTACCTTTGGATATGAGAACGTAAGCAAAAGCATTGATAAGAAAACCACCGGCTTCGAGTTTCCGGACGCCGACGGAACCTTCGTCCAGGACTTAGGCCACACGGGGCGGAAATACCCCCTTAGGGTGTTTTTCTGGGGCGACGATTACGACCTGGAGGCGGACGCATTCGAGGCCGCACTATTGGAGAGAGGGACCGGGAAACTGGACCACCCTGTCTACGGGTCGGTCGACGTCGTACCATTCGGGACTATAACCCGCCGCGACGATTTAAAAACAGGCGCTAACCAGGCAGTAATAGAGATCACGTTATGGGAGACTATAGGCCTGGTTTACCCTACTGGCCAGACTGACCCGGCTAGTGAGGTTTTGGGGGCGGTGGACGAGTATAACACCGCAGCTAGTGAAGAATTCGAGGACGTTACGGACCTCGACAGTGCGGTAGATTCGGCCTCGTTTAAAAGTGATTACCAATCCCTGTTAGACAGTGCGTCTAGCGGTCTTAAGGCGGTAGCAGATACCCAGGAAGAAGTACAAAAGCAATTCGACGCGGTAGTGGACTCGATTAACCAAGGGATTGATATACTTATCGCCCAGCCCTTAACGTTAGCCTTCCAGACAACTATAATGCTACAGGCACCGGCGAGGGCCTTAGCAGGGATAGAAGCGCGACTCGACGCATATAAAAACCTGGCGGGGTCGATTATATCGGGCGACGGCTCGGTGGTTACTCCGAGTACGGACTCCAGCAGTTCAAATAAGTTTCACACTAACGACCTTTACGCGTCTACGTACGTCGCGGGGTCGGTATTGTCAGCAGTTAACAACCAGTTCGAAACCAAAACAGAAGCGTTAGAGGCTGCGGAAGAAATACTTACGCAATTCGAAGACGTGGTCGCCTGGCGGGACGAGAACTACCAAACGCTGGGAGAAGTAGACACAGGCGGAGCATATCAACAGCTACAGAAAGCGGTGTCCCTTACGGCGGGGTTCCTGGTAGATATATCGTTTTCATTAAAGCAGGAGCGCGCCCTTATTCTAGATAGGGACCGGACTATAATAGATTTATCCGCGGAGTTATACGGCAGCGTAGACGATAAGCTGGACTTCTTAATCAATTCCAATAATTTAACAGGGTCCGAAATACTGGAGATACCAAAGGGGCGCGAAATTGTCTACTACATATAGCATTATTACAGGCGACACCTTCGAGAGTATATCCCGTAAAAAATACGGAACCGAAAGAGAGGCGGCCAGGATAGCCAGGTCCAACCCTGGAGTACAAGAGCCATTAACCGCCGGGACCCAGATAATAATACCGGACCTAACAGACTCCCAGGGAGACGCACAACAACAGGCCGCGAGTAACAACGCGGACGAGGTCGCTATTTTAATAGACGGCAAACGCTTTAGATTCTGGGATAAGATACGAATAAACCGCGCTATTGACTCAATGGATACGGTAGAGTTTGGGGCGCCGTTCGACTCGGAAACGCCAGGATTTAAGGAGACATTCCGCCCGTTCTCATTTAAAACCGTGGTTATTACTGTGGGGGGTGAACCTTTATTCACCGGGACCATGGTAGCGGTTAACCCTGTATTAGAGAACAACCAGAGAATAGTAACGGTGAGCGGGTATTCTTCCCCAGGAGTGTTAAACGATTGTACCTCGCCCGCTAGTGCGTTCCCCCTGGAGTTCGATAACCTGGGACTTAAAGAGATCGCGACTTCACTAGCGGAACCCTTCGGGATAAGTGTAGAATTTAACGCAGACCAGGGCGCTATATTCGAAAGAGTAGCCAGCGAGCCAGGTAAAAAGGTCCTCGCGTTTTTAACAGAATTAGCGAAGCAGCGGAACTTAATAATATCGAACACGCCCCTCGGTAAGTTGTTATTCCTACAGTCGTCGGAGGGCGGAAGCCCTAAGGCAATATTAAGGCAGGGCTCCGCGCCGGTACTATCCGTAACACCCTTTTTCAGCCCCCAGGAATACTATAGCCATATTACCGGGATTGAGCCTGTAATTGTGGGCTTAGAAGGGTCACAGTTTACGGTAAAAAACCCAAGGCTAGCCGGAGTTACCAGGCCCCTAACATTCGAAACTCCCGATACCCTGGGCGCGGGTGTTAAGTCCGCGGTAGAGTCGAAAGCGGGACGTATGTTCGGGTCTATGGTGTCTTACTCGGTACGCGTAGCCACATGGCGCGACCCTGGCGGGGAACTATGGGAGCCTAATACGTCGGTATTGTTATCGGCGCCTGGTGCGATGGTCTACAGCGAATATGAGTTCGTTATTAGGTCTATAGAGTTTAGCAGGGACAGCAAAACAGAGACCGCGACTTTAAACTTAGTTATCCCGGGAGCATTCAACGGGAAAATACCAGAGGGGCTACCATGGGATTAATAGCGAAACTACTGTCCTTTGTACGTGTCGAACGGAACGGGGCCAAGATTAACGACGTTAAGGTCGACCCAGGCGGTGGCCCGAACATAACAGCCGAACACTTCGCACCAATAGGCGACGACGCGCACCCCTTACCTGGCGACTTTGTGGTCGCTAATAACGTTAGGGGGCAGGACGTGCAGCGGTGACGGGTTACATTGACCCTAATAATGACAGCAAAGCAGAACCCGGGGACAAGCGAATATACGCCAGGGGCGACGACGGGGCGACCGTGGTCGAAGTATGGCTTAAAAATACGGGATCACCCACTCCGATAAGGCGGCCCCATTGAGTAAGCGGCGTAAATGTCTTACCGTTTACCGTCGTTTGTTTTGCGCTGGCGGTTTGAACGAACATTTGCAGGAACATAAACCCGGCGTACTTATATAATAAAACGAATACACCCGCTAGGGTCTTCGCTAGTACGCGTAGGAATGACTTAGGTAAAAGCGGGATACTTTGGTTAAGGGACGCTTCTAGCTGCGCGATAATGCTTTCGCTTATCTCTTTAGTTGTTGGGGTTTGTAGACTCATGCGCCCGCCTTCCAATTTTCTACGAACTCGAATTTAGACTCGTCGCCCTGGGCTTCGATGTTCACTGTTAATTTAATTCGGTTTAATCCGGGTATACTCGCCGACACTGTGATGGACGACGCTACACGGTCAGCTAAAAACCACGATAAGTCCCTGGCGGCGGCGTCTTCTATTCTGCGTAAGTTTCCGCTCGTAGCCGGTATTGATTCTAATAAATTTTGGGTTTCGCTTCGGTACTCCCTGGCGGGTTCTTCTTCGGCGAGGTTGCCCCACCAGTTGCCAGGGTTGTCGGGCCTGCCGTCGTCGTCCTCGTTGCCGCCGAATAACGATAGATAGGCCGAAGTGCCCAGGCCCCCGCCCATTGCCACTACGCCGCTGGTAACGGTTATGTCACCGTCGTTATCAGTCTGGGTCAGTAGTACGTCGCCTTGCTGCTCGTTAGTCATTTTCTAAGTTCCGGGTGTGGGTGGTGCCCCGAACGCTGGGGTAGTGTGCGTACTTAATGTAACGTTTTTATTGTCCGCCGTGACGTCGTCCGCGTTCAAAGTTCCACCGGTTTTTATATTTCCGCTGGTATCTATAATAACACCGTTAACCGAAAAGTCACCTTCCGGGGTCAGTTCGAACGACCCGCTACCGTTATCAGCCTTAATAGACCCGTCGGCGTTAGCCTCGAAGGTGCATTTAGGCGTTGTAATGTTGGCGCCTCCGTCGGGCTTTAATGTTACTGAGCCCTCCGCGTTAGCCGTCGTAGCCTCTCCCGTATTTTAAGCCATACTTCGACCACGGTCGCCCCGTCGTCGCCCCTGGCGTATATTCGCTTGTCCCCGGGTTCTGCTTTGCTGTCATTATTAGGGTCAATGTAACCCGTCACCGCTGCACGTCCTGCCCCC